CCATCAAAAAACCAATTGCCCGATAAACCCGAGTTTATCATACAAAGTTTTAAATCGAAGGTTATTTTAGGAAAGCAAGAGGCATTAAGTTCATTGAAAGCTCTAGTGAAATATGAGATCTCACCATTTTTATAAACCGCGATAACACGAACCCCGTCATATTTTTCTTCGCAGTAGATCTTATCCCACTTATCAATTGTTGAATGATCGTCCGTCGCTAACATAAGTGAAGGATCGGGGATCAATTCTCTAGAGACTGATTTATTGATTAGCTTTGCACCAATTCCAATATTCATCCGCTTAGTTAGTATCTTCATTAAGACCTTACGAAGCTCTTCGTCTTCGCTTTCAACCTCTGATAATTTAGAAGATAATAATGTTTCCGCTCTAGATCTTAGCGAATCGTTTGCAGCGGGTGCTTTCTTTAAATCTTCAATCAAATCTTTAAACTCCTCCCATAAATTAGGATTATGCTCTTTGCTGTGAGTTGGGAAATTAAGTTTGTGAAGTTTAGTAGTAACAAAGGGATTAAAGCAAGTATCCAGGATATACTCCAGTTTTGGATTTATCGATTCCTTGATTAATGTTTGCTTTGCTTTTTGTGATCCCTCACCTGTTAGAGATTCTACAACCTTTAGAATCTTAATACTGTTTATCATTTCGTCCAATGCCATATATTATTTATTTTATGCAAATATAATACACGGTAGCGGGTAAAAAAAATTATTCAGGGTAAATTTAGACTGGATATTGAAGAATATCAGGACTTTTCTATTTCTTATTTTAACCAGCCTATTTTAAGGCTTATTACAACTTGAAGGTGTTATGATGGATAATAGGTTACGATCGCATATAAGCCAAAATAAAAGGTGCTATGTGAATTCTTATAAAGTTACTTCGGGTGCCTCGCCTTCTTCACCCTCTGCAGGGGCAGCAGCTTCACCCTCTGCACCTTCGGCTTTAGGAGCTTCTTTAGCTTCCTTCTTTTTATAGGATTCATTAGCAGCTAACTGATCCGGGGTTAGGCCAAGAAATCTTTGTATTAGATAGTCATTATCAAAATATGCTTTTTCCTCCTCTCCTACTTTAACCTTAAGCTCGCCCAATCCTTTTATGAACTCGCTTCTTTTGGAAAAATTAGTTAATTGAACCATCTCTTCAAATTCACTTTCCCTGTGGAAATCTAATCCTAGATTTGTTTTAAAACTTCTATCTCTTGATAATTCAGGAAAATCCAAGCACATCTGGATGTATAAAGGTTTTACTAGTATCTCTTGGAAAATTGATCTCAATCTTCTTAGGAATTTTTCGAATCTTATTTCATCCCTTTCAAGTTGATCGATACCTACCTGATAATTGACTGGTCCAGATGCTCTTGATGCAAATCTAGCATAAGGTATTTTAGAATCCATTTTAAGCTTGTTATAGAAATAAAGAACATTATCCATAACATTAAAATCAGGACCACTAGGATTTAACGATTCGATTTGTGGGGATTGGCCATTTTGCTCTGGGAATAAATAGTTTTTGTAAAACTGAACCTTAGGTCTTCCGTTAACTGTTAACTCTCCAGAAGCATCATTTATTGCAATATCCTCTTTGTAATTAGACATGAGTTGACCTAATGTTTGCATCGCCTTTTGAGGTGACTGCGTACCTGTAGGAATGATAAACTTAAGTCTATATGAAGCATTCATAACATTCCAGATGATCCTAGAATTCTCCATGATCCTAAGAATGTTATACGATCTAACAAGTCTTTCAATGTAGCTAACCCTAGATACACTATTACCCTTAGCATAAGAAATATAAACAATCTGCTCGTTAGTGAGCTTTCTGGTCATTTGAGGATTTTTTGGATACTGTATCCAAAATTGTTGGAATTCATTCTCACCTATTTTTTCGACCGCAGGTTGAAGTGAAGAAGCATCCAATTCTTTAAATCCTATTATCTCCTTTCCCTTGTTGTCGTAGATTATTTCAAAAGCAAGAAATCCGTCAATTAGAAATTGTTTAAAGTACTGCCATCCCAAAATTGAATTCTGAAATCCAAAAACGTTATAGATCCTATTGTAATGATCGGCTATCTTATCTTTTACTTTTTCCTTCAGATCTAGATTAACGAAAGAAGGATTAGCAAAATAATTTCTATCGTCGTATGTGATAGATTCATCTGTAATTGTATCAAGTATAAATTCAATTTCTCCATTTAGTGAAAATTTTCTTAAGAAGTTTCTTTTCTCTATATAATCCTTATCAAAGTAAGCAATATACTTTCTTACCTTTGTATCCTGGTAAGAAGCTGTCCAATAAAAGGCATCGTCCTGTGTAAATCCGGTGCCTTGTTGAGAAAAAGCTCCCTCAGTTTTTCCTATGGCCTGCGAATTTCTAACGACCATGTCGTCATAGTCCATACCAAACTTTGACACCTTTCCAAGGTTCCTTAGTATGTTACCTAAAGCTGACTCATTGGGTCTTAAAAAATCTAAAAATCCTGCCATTTATTATTTTTATAATGTTACCTCTGGTGTTTCCCCTTCTTCACCCTCTTTTTTCTCTTCACCACCTTCTTTCTTCTCCGCCTTTTTCTTCTCTTTCTCTTTTCTCTCTATAGCTTCTCTATTTGCTATTATATCCTGTCTCGACATACCTAAGAATGTCTCGATAAGGAATGCGTTTGAAAAGTAAGGTTTTTCCTCGTCTCCTGTTAATGAAGACATAGCGGTAACAGATTCTTTCCTTTTGTTTATTACATCCATTTCCTGATTAATCTTAAATGGATTATCAGAAAAGTAATCGAGACCTAATTGACTTTTAAACATGAAATCTTTTTCTAGATGCGCATATTTTTTTGCCATTTGGATCCAAAGAGGCTTAGTTAATATCTCTTGGAATATTGATCTTAATCTTTCAACAAATTTAGAAAATCTGATTTCCTCCTTGTCCATTCCTTCTGCACCGTTAGAATACGGAGAAGTATTACCCCCATCTGGCGTATGGAATCTTGAAGGTGGGACTTTTGATTCTTGTACAAATTTATCAAAGAAATATGACAAAGGCGCTGGATCATTAAGATTTGGTCCTTCTGTATTAACTGGTTCTATAGTGGGAGTACCGTTGACACCAGAAGGCATTAAATAGTTCTTATAGAACTGTATTTTGGGTTTACCGTCCACTAACAATTCTCCACTATCGTCATTTAGCTGAATGTCCTCCTTATAGATGCTCATGAGTTCTCCTAATGTCTGCATACCCTTCTGTGGGGATTTGGTACCAATAGGAACAGTCATTTTTAATCTGAAAGATGAATTCATAACTGACCATATGATCCTTGTATATTCAATAATTCTTAGGATATTATACGGTCTGATTAATCTCTCTATATAGCTTACCCTTGAAATTGAATTCCCCTTAGCATATGATATGTAGATTACCTGTGGGTCATAAAGTACCCTTCTTCTTTTAGGATCCTGCGGAAATTGCGTCCACGTGTTAATAAAGCTACCGTCTATTTGTTTTTCTACAGAAGGCACTATCGTAACAGAATCTAGTTCCTTAAACCCCACGATATACTTACCGTCGTTGTCATAGATAATTTCAAAACATAAAAATCCATCAACTAAAAATTGTCTAAAATATTGCCATCCTGTTATATCGTCGGTGAACCCCCATATATCATAAAGATTCTTGTAATTCTCATATAGATCATCCTTTAACTTTTCGTTAATGTTAGTTATATCTATAAAATCCGGATATGCAAAAAAGTTAGCAGGATCGTAAGAAATAGCTTCGTCACATATTGTATCTAACACCCATTCTATTTCGGGATTAAGTGAAAATTTTCTAAGATAATCTCTTTTTGATTTATAGTCCTTATCGAAATAAGAAATGAATTGTCTGGTTGTAATATCCTGCTTTGCTAGTGTCCAAAGCATGCTTTCATCTTCGACGTTAGCCTTATTTTTATTCAAAAATGCAGCTTCAGTTACACCGACAGCTTGTGAATTTCTGATGACCATGTCATCATACTTCATACCAAAGGTACTCAATTTTCTTACAGATTCTCTAATCCTCTGTATAACAGGGGATTGTGAAGGATCATTATTATCTACAAAACCGGCCATTTAGTATATTTAATTATTCTAGTTACAAATCTTAAATTAATTTCGATTGGAATTCTTTATATATCCCACCTATATCTAACCCCTCTACAAATGTCTTTCTAAGATATGGTATTTTATACCAGTCCTCTAGATCTAAAATATGAATTTCTCTAATAAAATTAGTCTTAAATCCAAAAAGAGATGATTCATACCCTGTGCCTACCAGCATCTTTTTTAAATTCACGCTGGTTAAAGGGAGGGGTGTTGCAGCTCCGCCTTTTTCGTAGTGATTCTGATTTTTTTCGATAAGTAAAGGAAAGTTATCGTAAACCTTACCCAGTATCTTTAGTCTGTATTCGGGAGGTGTTACTATTAAATCTATCCCAGTTAATATAACACCGTTATTTTTAGTCTGATGCGAATCAGTGCAAAGAACTATAGGGTTCCTATCAATGAATTTTCTTTTTTCTGTTATTTCGCTATCAGTAGGATACCGAAAAGAATATATCTCGCCAGGTATAAATGGGGGTAAGAATTTTTTATCTGAAGCCCCTCCGCTAAAATACTTTCTGGTGAATATGTCGTCGGTATTCTTTACGAGATCAGCAACATTATTGAATTCTTTTTTATATTCCAATACAGATTCTGAGTACGTCATTTACTTCTAAATAGGAATTTTTCATCAACCACTCCAAATTTAAATCCTCTTTTTTCTGCCCATTCCTTAGCTGCCTTAAATTTTGCCTGATTGGTTATCCAAATTTGCATGTTGTGGTTATATGACTTTAGCTTTGCAATAGTCATAGCTCCTTCGTATATAGGTTTTTGTGTTTGTCTTTCCGGTTTTATCTCTATTATCCATTCTTGCTCATCACAAGATTCTTTTAGAACCTTTATATAAAAGTCCACATTATAGTCATGTTCTTTTTTGTCAAGAGGATTGATATACCTAATTGCAATAGGTTCAGAACTCCATTTTAATATAGATTCATTAGTATCACAATAAACGCAAAAACGATACTCCCAGGAGGATCTATATATTATATTGTGGATATCACCAATGTACTTATCCTGATTGGATGGTTCAAATTTTCCTGATTTATAATCACCGTTAGGTTTTACTTTCTTTATATCAGTCATGTGGATTTGTGTTAAACGTTATATGAGTTATCGTCACCTGTTATATAACTGAACGGTATCATCTTAGGACTTTTTGGTGGATGGAGTTTTTTCCATCCCTTTGCAAATCCATTTTTTGCAATTTGCGTGAAATAGGCAAACGGATTGTTAGATTTTTCTGGATTAAATCTGTTCCAATATTTACAAAGATCCTCCATAGCAAATGCCATACAATCTTCTTTGTCTTCGGGATCCTTATAAGCCATTTTTTTCGATATACCTTGTATCATCAGATTGAACATTCTTATGGTCTCGGGGGTAAGTTTACCCTCTTTTTTAGATTCTATAACAGCGACGATAAGTTCACTATTTCTAACATATTCTTTTGCCATTAATTTTTATATTTTTTAAGGTTGGTGTACTTCTTTCTAGTAGAAAAAAGGTAAATTATTTCAAAAAAAAGAGAACGTAGGTTCTCTACGTTCTCCGTTGTGGTTTTAATATTATTTAGAATCTTCTTTAGTTCCCTCTTCCTCTTCCTGCTCCTCTTTCTCTTTCCCTGTTGGGGCTTTACTTAATTTTCCTACGGAAGAATCTATAAATTCTTTACCCGGAGAATTTTGGTTATCAAATTTCGGAGCAAAATAAAAGTTGCGGCTTAGTTTTTTTTTAAATCATTAGATTCGTCTAGGTTGTAACCTATAGCCTTGTGTTTACCTCCGATGTGTTCTGCGTCAAATTCTATATCAAGGGAATCACCAGGTGCTTCTGCTAGATTCATAAATTTCTCTAAAGAGCTTACGTGTCTAGTCTCTTTAGGCGATTTACCATTTGCCGGTGCTTGAACAAAATTGGTAGATGTAGTTCCTTTGGTTTCTTTAGCTTCCTTTCCTAATTCTGGTGCTTCTGCTAAATTAGCCCCTTCTCTAAGGTTGTATCCGATCCCTTTGTTTTTTCCGTCTGCATCTTCACCTTCGAATTCAGTTTTATCTTTAGTTTCTGGTGCTTCTGCTAAATCATCTTCTCCTTCAACTTTAGCTTTTTCTTTCTTGTTGTTTCCAGGAGCTTTAGCCATTGTAGCAGCTTTAGCTTTAGCCTCGTTTACTGTTAGATTGTAACCGTGCATGTGGTCTAATTCTATTTTGATCTCGTCGCCTTCACCTTTAGGTGCTTTAGTAAATCCGTGTCCGTTTGCAAATGTTTTCAATAAAGCTTTTTGTTCCTCCTCGCTTAGTGCAGATTTATTTAGATTTCTTGAAATCTCATCAGATTCTTTAACCTCTCCACCTTCTTCTTCACCTTTAGCATCGTCATTTTTCTCTGCCGCTTGGCTTAAAGCTTCCTCCAAATCGGAAATCTCATTGACTAAAAAATCTGAAGTTTTACCGGTATCTAAAAGAATAGTATATCTGCCAGATGATCCATCTATAGAAATTATTTTACCAGTTTCCCCTGATTCTTTAACTTTGATATAATCTCCGAGACTAAATTTTTCATCTTCAGATAAAAATTCCATTTCTGGAGTGCTTTCAACTTTACCCAATTCGATATTAATTTGATTCCATTTTTCTCTTAGCACTGAAAGTTCGTTATTAAGTAAAGAGTGAGCCGATTTTATTTCTTTTGAAGCTGCGTATAACGGATTGTTTTCCATTAGGCTTTCAACTTTATTAATTTGCTCTTCTACCCTAGAAATGTTTTCTAATACTTTAGTTCTATCATTAATCATGATAGACTTAATTTTTTGTTCTCCGTCTAAGAATTCTGTTAATCCCTCAGAGATATCATATCTTAAGTAATCCTTAACCATTTTAACTGCTTGAGATCCATTTACTTTGTAAATTGAATTCTCCCTCATTCCTTCATTAATTCTCTGAAGATAAATCTCGTTGTTCCATTTAATAAGGTTGATTGCTACACCTTCGTAGATATTTGAGGTTATGTTTTTAGCAAAATCTAATTCAACGATATTAGAGAAGTTTACATAAAGATTAAGTATATCATTAACTACTTGAGATTCATTAACTGCAAAGTGAGATGCTGATTCTAATCCTAATACTTTACCCAATTCACCAACGCTTCTGAAGTTCAATCTAGATTTACCTAAATAAACAGAAACTGCTTCATTTTCTTCTACCAAGCTAACATATTTCTTACCTAATTGAATTAAAATTCCGTTTTCGTTGATCTTAACATAAGATCTAAGGGATGCGTTAACCAATCCGATATAATCTGAAGGTACTGCACCAACTTCTTTTGTGCTTAATTTTCTAAAAGATTCTCCCTCTGCTTCAAATAAACTGTTACCTATTGCGAAGATAGTTTTATCGCCTTCGATTAAAATAGGCGAGTATATTCTTCCTACTTTAGATTCACCCTGAACATTAACAGGAATTTCTAATTTTTTAGAATCTACTGCCTCGTTAGAATTTAAGTAATTAATTAAATTTCTAACAACAGGATTGAAAGACCATTTAGTAATTTCTTTAGATAATAAGCCAGAAGATTTACTTTCAGAAATTAACCAGTTGTTTAATGATTCGCTAAGCTCCGAATAGAAGCTGTTATTACCACTTTGCTTAATTGACTCTAATACTTTGGAAACCTCAATTTCTCTAGAGAATTTATTAGCTTTCTCTTTTAGACCTTCGGTTAAAGGTAAAACCGTAACGTCCCATTTGAATGCTTCTAATTCAGAAATAAAATTATGGATTACTGCAAATTCAGGTACGCTCTTGTTTACGATGATATTTGCATATTGTTCGCAAACAATTTTAACTTTAGGGTATTCGTAAATAGAAAGATCCCTTAATTTATTAATGGATTCTAAAACCCCAAGATTTTTTAAACCCTGTGCATCAACAAAAGATTTAGCGCTATCATCACTCGAAGCTAGATTATTCAAACTTTCTAATAATAATTTGCTAGTGTCTTCTTTATTTTTTTCTTTATCTAAATAAGAACCAGCATTGTTTAAAGAAACATTAGCTTTTAATCCTCCCCATGATTCCATCAAAGCTGATGCTGCTTTTCTGGAAGCATCCATTTGCTCACTCTTGATCGAATCCCAGTGGTTCTTCAATTCTGGTGTTGCTTCTATGTTTGAAGCCTGCTCATTAAGAGCAGCAAGAACTTGACTTTCACTCATTTCAGATGATCCAGTAAGATAGCTTTCGCATATCTGACTAACCTCTGGTGATTTTGTTAGTTCTTTCAGTTTTTTAACTTGGTTTATAAAATCCATGGTCTTTTGTTTTTTTAATCTTTTTATATATCCATGTTATGGACGAAAACTTTTTACTATATATTTAATCGGCAAGTTATTTTGTTACTTACAGACTAATATTTCCAATTTAATATCTATATCCGAATGAGGATTGGTAAAAACTATGCCTCCTAGGTCGGAATATACCCCAGGCTTAGATAAAAGCCACCCCTCATATATAGAATCCGTAGCAGATATTCTTTTTCCAGAAAGAACCATCAATTCACCCATATAATAGGTGTTTTCTAAATAAGTCCACTCAAGATATTTTCTTGACTCTACCGTACTAGATGGAAATACCGCCTTAACAGAGATAAATGACACGTACCCCAAATTATCACCAATATCTGTTTGCTCCAATAAAAATGATCTTTCCGATTTTAGTGTAACCCTGCTTTTGCTAAATGAAACAGTCTCATCAAAAAGATCCTTCATCTCAAGATAAATTGGAAGCTTCATAGTACTTCCTTCATCTAGTACTAAATTTCCTCTATAGAATCTAAATCCTGTTCCTTCATCGTATGGACATGCTATTGGTTTTGTTGCCATTTTATTAGTTAGCTGTTATTATAGTCAATTTAACCGTCTTAGAAGTTGGGTTCGTGAAAGTAAGCCCACCGTTACTAATATTTGCTGGTCCCGTGTGTCCGTAAGTTGAAAATGGATCTAAATCCCAGCCCTTCCAATGCAAATCTTTTTTAATTGCTCCGGTTAGAATCATAAATTTACCCATTAAATTCCTGCTTATCCCTTTATAATCCCAAAAAAGAATTCTCTCGTCTTTGTTTGATTCAGGAAGATAATATGCTCTAGCTATTATCATTGATGCTTCTCCTAGTGTTCCCTCAAATGAACCAGTATCAATATTAACAGAGTTTAAAGAACCTATGGTAAAGGTTTGCTTTTGAAAATCTGAAAAATCCTGAAGCGGATGGAAAAAGTAAGCAACATCAAGATAATCTAAGGTATCCGCTTTCTGTGTGACCACAAAAGATTCCTTTATAAACTTAAGTTCTGGTTTTTCATTAAATTCTTTAAATGTGGCATCTATTCGGGGTAGGGTATCCCTAGTAAGAGCTATATTAGTATAAACGGTATCAAATCCTCCGGTTGTTCCCTCCATAGGATTTAATGGGTATCCTGCAGACCCTCCGGCTAAAAAACTTACTCCTGAAGAAAGAGCTGAGCCTCCATCGAAATTATATGATGTTATGTCCTGATCTGCCACTTATGTTTTAAATTATTTTCAATGGATCAACTTCAACAGCTGTGCCGTATCTTCTAGCATTTATTGATTCTATATATTCTGAAACTGGTTCTGTTATGGTTTTAGCAATTGGCTCTGACTTGTTTGAATCCCCGCCATCAACAAAAGCTTCGGTTTTTTCTTCTAAAAATTCGATTTTTTCTTCTGTCCGATCAACATTATTTTCTGCTATTTTTTCTATCCAATCTCCAATTTCTTCTATAACTTCTGTTTTTTTTCCAATTTCAGACTTGATCTGTTCTTCTGAGGGTTTTATAT